CCAAAATTTTCATTGGTAGCATTTCAGAATAGCCCGTAGAAGGGTCTGCTATTTCCATGCCTGTTCCATACGCTGTATTTTTTAATTCTGTTGCCCAAGTGACTGCGTTTGCATTTGAGCTGTTAAACAAAAACATAAAATAAATATTATATGAAGCATTCCAAGCGCATATTTCTTTATATTGTTCTAAAGTTAATTGATCTTGAAACAAGAAAGAACCAAAGTTAACTCCCCCGGGAAGTCCGATATTTGTAGTTAAGCAATCTGTTAAGCTTTCTGTTAAGCTGCCATTTGCCCATATTGCACCGGTTGACCCGTTTAATGATTGTGGTAAAAAACCAAAAGTAACAGCTATATCCGTTCCTGTTGTTCCGTTTGTAATAGAAACAGCATCAGCGATAGTATTGCCGCCAGTTAAAACAAAAGCTCCAGCTACAGAATCCCAGGCTACGGTAGCATCAGCAAATTGAGGTACTGCAGGATATGATGCATTTAAAGCAGTTTCAATAACAGAAGCAATTTCACTATAGCTAGTTGCAGCAGAAAAATCTAAAGATGCAAGCTCTGCTGTGTTAGCGCCTAAAGTGATATTTATGGATCCATCAGTAATCAGCTGCATATTAGTTAAGCTAATAGATGGTTTTGCTGCAAAAATCATAGGAGCTATATCAGAACTAACCCAGCGCCCAAAAGAAATAAATGGGGGGGAAGTTAATTGCTTACTCATAAAACTAAAATAAGAAACGGCTCGGCTATACTCAACAGAAGAAGTTCCAAAATAATTTCCAACTGCTTGTGCATTTGAAAAGTTTAAATAAGTTTGGGGAGGGAGTAATTCATTTGAAGTGAAAAGCCTTCCAACTAAAGCTCTTACAGCTATAGTTTGACCAGCAAGCATGCCAGATTTAATATCAATATATTGCTGAATAGGAATAGCAGAAAAGCTCATGTTTCACCTTATTATTTTTATTATTTTTAAAGGATGATCATTGCGTCATCTTTTTTTTATTTTTATAAATAGATATTATCACTTTTCTTTATTAAATTGCAAGTTAATATTTTTTATTTTTTAAAACATAATTATGTTTTAAAGAAACCAAAATAGTTTAAAAAATATACTATCATAGATCCTATAAATTATTAAAAGTAAAGTAATTTATTATTATTTATTTTAAAGAATTACTTTACTTTTTGTTAAGTTATAGTATAATTACTTTATCAAAGCAGTAAAATTTTAATTAAAAAAGGAGAATATAAAATGACAATTAAAAAAGAATATGAATTTAAGTGCAGCGTAGGCAACTCAAGATTAAATCATTACGCAGTAGATTTTTATGTATCTAGACTAGATGACAATAAAATCATGCTTAAGCTTGAGAAAAACACTATATATACAAATAAACATATAGTACTAGATAGACGAAATTATAAACACGCAGTAGGCGAGTTGGAAGGAGCTTCGAGATTAGCTTTTGTGTTAAATAAGTATTTCGATTTTGAGTTTGATATTCCCAATGAATGAAGCTGAAATCCATATTTTTGATACTGCTGTGGCTGGATGTGTTAAATATAAAATAAAATACGGTTAATAAAATTTTGCTTTTTGCTTGGGTGAATTAAAACAAAAAAGAGATGGAAATGACGCAATTATCACAATATGGAAAAACAAAAATGAAACTAGAATTTGGAAGAACATTTGACGATCATGGTTTTATAATTGAATCAGTTGAATTTAAAACTGATGATGGAAGAAGCGGAACAGTGCAATTAAGTAAACGTGAAGAGTCCTTACATTGCGAGTTTTGCACTGATGATGAATTTAGCGAAGAAGAGAGGGATTTTGCTATGGGAAAATTTATGGAAATGCTTGAGATAATAGCTTGTAACACCTATTCAGTGGCTTAATTAAAAATTTGAGATTTTACGTTTTAAAAACGGGAATCAATTATAATTACTTTATCGCAGCAATCAAGCTGTTTAAAAAGCGGGTTAAATAATGTACGGATTAATTTTTGATTCAGGGAAAAAAGTTTTAACTAGAAAAGGCCAGAAATATGTCTTTAACGCAACCCCAACAGAAGAATTTTGGGAAGCTTGGCGAAGCGATAAAGGATCGGTAAAAAATAAAGGATTTAGTGTAAGCAAAAAAGGTGACGGGTATGATTCTGCATGGTTTGTAAATCGCTGGGAAGACGTACCCGATCACGTTAAAAAATTAGATAAAGAATTTAATCGGCTTTCAAAACAGGAAGAATTAACAACAGAAGATGTACTATTAAAACCTGACAATTTAAATTATTTAGGTTATCAAAAAGTAGGGATCACTTATGCTCTTCAAAAAAAGTCATGTTTGATCGGAGATGAGATGGGGCTTGGTAAAACAATACAGGCAATTGGCGTAATGAATAACATTTCTGATTTTAAAACAGCAATTATAATTTGTCCTGCTTCATTAAAAGTTAATTGGTATAGAGAGATTAAGAAATGGCTGATAAATCAAGATTTAACTATTGAAATTATAACATCAAAATCTTTAGATCAAAGTTTTGATAAAAATATTTCGGAAGTATGTATTTAACTAAACTAGCATAAAATATAATCAAAATAAGATTTATTTAATATTTTACTTGACTAAAACTTTATTTAAGTATAAAATTATACTCATAAACTCAGGGTGTAATCATGAAAACTAAAATACAAAATCGCTCTACTAAAGACGATATTATCACAAAAGAAATTCCAATGGCTTGTTCTAATGAAAAACTAGCTGTTGAATTTATGGAAGCTAAAAGATGGGGCGATCATCCTTTTTGCCCATGCTGTGCAAGCCTTGATGTTTATCAAATGCGAAGTTTAGATGGTGTGCGTCAAGAAAACTTTCGTTGGCGTTGTCGTGATTGCAGGAAGCAATATACTGTGCGTACAGGCACTGTATTTGAAGATAGCAAAATAGAATTACGTCATTGGTGTTTTGGCTTTTGGCGTGCCTCTACTTCTAAGAAAGGCGTAAGTGCTTTAGAAGTTCATCGTCAAACAGGTTTATCTTATAAATCCTCTTTATTCATGTTAAATCGTATTCGTTTTGCGATGGCTGATAGCGTGCAAGATCCACTTAAAGGTGATGTTGAAGTAGATGAAACATACGTTGGTGGAAAACCTCGTTATAAGGGGCAAAGCAAGCGTGGACGTGGAACTAACAAACAACCCGTGGTTGCTCTAGTAGAGCGTCAGGGACGGGTTAAAACCAAGCCAGTGGCTAACGTAACAGGTAAAACTTTGAAGACTCTAATACTGGATAATGTTTGCAAGACTTCACGTATCATTACAGATGAAAACCCTTCTTATAATGGGATAGGTCAACATTACGAAGGAGGTCACGAATCAGTATGTCATAGTGCAAAAGAGTATGTGCGTGGGGATATCCACTCAAATACTATTGAAAGCTTCTTTGCTATTGTTAAAAGGGGTTTAAATGGCATCTATCATGCTGTTAGCAAAGAGCATCTACATCGCTATATGGCTGAATATGAATTTAGATACAATTTTAGGGAAATGGAAGACGGAGAACGCACCATTCAGGCTATACACTCTTCACAAGGAAAGAGATTAATGTACAAAGAATGTATAGCATGATCTAATTTTGTTTATTAAAACCGAACTTTAAAATTTCTAAAGATCGGCTCCCTCGTTTAGTGTGGGTAACTGCGGCAGTGCTCACGTACATGCTCTATTTTGCCTTTTTTAAAGCGCAAATATGGACATACGTGAACTCCCTTTGGCAAATTACAAATAATAGCCATAATAAGTCCTCCTACTTGAAGATTAAAAGTATGAGTGGAAGTTGACTTATACTGAGGAAGGTGTAAGAATTACGACGTAGTATCTTGTGAAAGCCTTCATCAGTGATCATTAAATTCCGCTCATGATGGTTGATATGTCTAGGTCGGTAATGATAAACGCACTCACGAAAGGGTTTATCATTACCGCTTGGTTTTGGCTGCTAGATCAGCCTTAAATTCTTTTCATAAAAATTCCTCTTTAAGTATAAAACTTAAAAATATATGTAAGTTCCTTTGCTGATGTTAATAAGCATATTTTTTTTACACATATTAAAGATACGTGTTGAAAGAGTGGCTTCTTTCAATTCTATATTGAACCTTTGTCTTAAAATCGTACTAATTTCCTTTATGTGTATTCCAGAAGAGTGTTCCTTAACTATGTTGTAGATATTATTTTCTATTTCTAAAGTTTTAGAGCGAGGTTTTTTAGGGATAGTAGATTTTGATATGCTAGTCTGAGTCATTCCATTATGTGAGGGAATATAGGCTGATTCAGTTTTACGGGTTATGAATTGACCATTCAATGATGAGGTGGATTCTACAGCTTGTTGTTTCTCTAAATATTCTAAAAGCTTCTCAAATTCATATTTTAGAGGCCAGAATTTAGCTTGTATTTCAGTCCTTTTTGGCTCCCTAGATAAAATATGATCAAAATAGCTTATTTGATGCTTTACAGTTTTAATGTAATCGTGTACCATAACATTTCTCGTAGTTGCAGTTTAAGATAAAAGGGGTGTGAACAAGATTCACTTAATAGCCCTGATTTTTATATTTTGTTGTAATGGTTTGGAGCGCTCCGGTATCGAACCGGATTTGTGGCCCTATCAAAGACTCAATCCCACCTGGGGCGCCCCAAATTCTACAACTTGAGCAGTTTATCAGTCCTTTTTAAAAAGATCCAGAAAATATTTTACTTTTTGAAAATAACTTTTTACTTTTTCGTCAAAAACGCTAACTTTTATTTTGAAATTAAAAAATATGAACAAAAAAAAATCTGGCGCAGAACCTCAACGGGTCAAGATTGATCTTAATTGGGAAAGTGCGATAGGGAAAGCTTTAAAAAAACCGCCCCAAAAAGAGGAGTTTGATAAATTGAAAACCTCAAAAAAATAAGTATCTTCCTCAGTTATCAATATAAATTAAATACACGTTTACTTAAGTACATACTTCCGAAATATTTTAATAATGAATTATGAAATAGCTAAAAAAATTCAAGGGAAACTATCTAATAAAACTCGCAATCTATTAATTTGCGATGAATCACATTATTTAAAAAACTATAAATCAGAAAGAACAAAAGCTGTTTTAAAAATCTCAAAAAAGTGTATAAAAGTAATCTGCATGACTGGGACGCCGATCATGAACCGTCCTGTAGAATTATTAACGCAATTAGAAATTCTCGGAAACAACGCAATGGAAGGGTTTAATAAAAGTAGGAGAACTTTTTTGAATAGATATTGTTTAGATGATGACGGTCATTACGCAGGAGCTAGGAACTTAGAAGAATTACAGGAAATACTTAGATCTAATGTAATGGTTATGCGTCACAAAAAAGATGTACTAAAAGATCTACCGCCAAAAATGAGGAAAATAATAACACTCGAAAAGAACGAAGCTGTTTTAAAAGAGCAAAAAGAGCTATAAAAATACAAACAAGGAATCGAAGAGTATAAAAAATCACTTTCAAAAATCAAAAAATTAGAGAAAAATAATAAGGAAGAATTTGATTCTGCGTTAGCGGCTATCAAATCATTAAAGCATAGCGAAATAGGGTTAATAACAACCCTTAGAAAAAAAACATCCATCTCAAAAATACCTTATTTAATAGATTTTATAAATGAATTTTTTAATTCTACGAATAGAAAATTAGTTTTATTTTGTCATCACAATGAAGTGGCAACAAAGATTGAAGAAGAATTTAAAAAAATATGCGTAAAAATAACTGGCTCTGTTGACGTTTCGAAGAGACAAGCTTTAGTAGATAAATTCCAAGATGATTCTAGTTGTAAATTATTTATCGGAACGTTACATAGCTGCGGGCAAGGAATAACATTAACACCATCAAGCGATGTTTTATTTGCAGAAATAGATTGGACTCCTGCAACATTATGTCAAGCGGAAGATAGATGCCACAGGATAGGTCAAAAAAATTACGTAAGTATTACGCATATGGTTTTTGATGAAAGTATAGACGGGATGTTAATTGAGAAAATTATAGAAAAGCAAGAAATAATAGATCAAGTGACAAAATAAAATAAAAAATAAAGCTTTACTATTTATTAAAATTAAAGTAGTATTCGGTTTCTTATTAAACAGGAGGAATTATGGATAAAATAACATGAGCCATGAAACCTACGTAATCGCAGACACTCACTTTGGCCACGCCGGAGTCTGTAATTTTGAAGACTCCAATGGCAAGAAAATTAGGCCTTGGAGCACTCCGGAAGAGATGGACGAGGTCTTGGTAGATAATTGGAATAAAACGGTCAGGGACGTTGACAAGGTGTATTTGCTTGGGGATGTGGCTATCAATAGGCGGTGTTTGCCCACGCTAGGAAGGCTGAAAGGAAATATCATTCTTGTTGCGGGTAACCATGACGTTTTCAGACTTGAAGAATATATCCCTTATTTCAAAGATATTAAAGGATGTGTAATTTATAAAGATTATATTTTGTCTCACATGCCGGTTCACCCGTCGCAAAAAGAGCGATTCAAAGGCAATATTCATGGGCATTTACATCATAATAAAATATTTTATGATGGTATTGATATTCCGATTATAGATGATTGGTACCGCTGTGTTTCAGTCGAGCAGATAGATTATAGCCCGATTAATTTTAATTCGGTAATAGGAGGTTAGAATGGGAAAAGAGGAAACTTATTATTTTAAATGCCCGGAAACAGAAGAAGAAAAAATTAATGATTCTGTTCATTTTGATACCAGCATACATATTATTAATCTTTCATTTAAGGAAGGAAATAAGTGGTATGTTAATGATGGCCAATCTAGTTTTTACGCAATTGTTGAAGATGAATCTTTCTTGAAAAAAGTAAAATCTGGGGACGTATCGTTTGCAATTAATGATATCTTAAGAGTAAAAATCAGAAGGGAGCAGTTCCTTAATACATCTCAAAATAAGCTTAAAACAAAAAATTTCATAGAAGAAGTAAAAAGACATCAAAAACCACCTATGTAATCGCTAATGCTCTTGCTTCCCCACCACGACATTTCCCTGTTTTTTGACTCATTTTTTGCCTCTTTGTTTGTTGTTAAAGCTCGTTTTAGCTTGCATAATGATAAAAAACAAGCATTTTTATAAAAATGCTTTCTAACTGTTTTTTCTAACCCTAATGATGAACTTAGGTGCTTTTTTAATGGGAAAGAATTTTCTGTTGTCGTATTACACGCTACAATCTATTTTCATTATATTAAAAATAAAGTTTTATATTTGGATGCGGGTAAAATATTGGCTAATTCTGAATTTTTTATAGATTAATTTTTAAAACCCATAAACGCCTTGCTGCTGAATTCCTGAAATAACAGGTATTTCGTATTTAAATGTTCTGTTATAAGTTAGATCAAAAGTAAAAACCGGGTTAAATTCATTCCTGTCTTTATCATCAATAAAAGGTATATTTTGAACGTCACTTGGCTTTAAAATTCCAAGACCATTTTCATATAGGCTGTATATTGTTCTATCGCTGTAAAGTAGTAATTTTGCTGAATTAACTAAATCAGAAGCGGTAAATGAAATGTCTTCGGGATCCTGAATTTGAAGCCCTGATATTTGAAAAGTAGATTGGTATTTTTGTGTTTCGGTATGAAACATTTTTTCTTCATCTTCATCCCACGTATCTTTCTTTGAAGGCATTCCATAAGCGTGATCGCCAGGTATCTTCTGAACAAAAATAATGGTTGAGGGATCGTCCGGCAAGCCCTGCCTTGTCGGTTGATAAGATTGCCAAGTTTGAAAATTAGAATAACCCATTAAAGTTAAACCTTCATTAAGTATTATTTTTAATAAGCTAAATATATCATTATCAGATATATTTGTAGTGTCTATATTTTTTATTTTCATTTTTTATAGCTGCCTATTCCAAGCAATATACGATTTTTCTTTTATTTGTTTTGATATTTTTTTTTGATATTCTTCTAATTTTAACTTAAAACCTTTATCAGTATTAATTTTAAAAACAGAACAAAGCATCCCTATCCACCCATCCATTTTAAAAATATCGGGAACAGATGATTCACATTGTAAAATTTGATCTTTAAATACAAGTTTATCTCCTGCACTATTCCTTTGAACATCCGTTAATTCTGCGTTTATATAAAAAATATAAAGTATTTTGTTTTGATCAAAGCCATATTGCTCATAAAGATTTCTGTTTACAGGTTGCAAGCTTCCGCTTATAGTCATAGGATCATCATATTGTGAAATTTCTTGCATCACATCATTATTTATTCTGCTTATAAACTTAAACCATAAAACCTCTGTATCGCCTAAAACTTGCATTGCTAGATCATAATTATTAGACCCGTACGTCATAAACATATTAATATCTCAATTAGGTGGGGCTGCATTGTTTATTATTATTATAATACAAGCCCCAAATTCTTATTTTTTAGAAACAACATGTGTTAGTGAGCTTAGCATAAAACCAGAATCAACAAGAGGTTTTCTTAATGACGCTGTTATCTTTTTATTGCTTAACTTTTTAGCTCTTGCTTTTACTGTTGCCTCTTTTAATGGAGGCTCTTGTATTTGCGTTATTTTTTTGCTTATTAATTTTGAAGCTCTTAGCCCGACTCCTTCATAAACATTTTCTATAGTTTCTTTTTCTTTTAATACGGATTTTAAACCTGAAGAAAATAATTTCGCAATATCTTGTCTATTTTCTTTTATAGATGATCGAATAAAAGATCTAGATGGTATTCCCTGTTTTGGGCTTCCGTATTCTTGTATGATCGCAATACTAGCGACAGTAGGAGATTCTTTTTTAGATAACAACTTTGATTTATTTTTTTTATTGTTATTTATATTTTCTTGTTTTTCCGGGTATCTTAACCCGTCAAACCAACCTACTTCTATTTTAAGTTTTTGAAGATCTTTTGCTTTTTTTATAATATTATCAAAACCAGAACCTGATTTTTTCATTATGAGTAATTACCGTTAAAGCCACGTATCGCTAAACTATTTGGAACCCCATTTACTATAAAACCACCAGCAGAAGCTGACTGTAGTAAAGCCAAATAAGCTTGGCCATAAGGTGTTGAACTCATGAAAAATTGCCAAGAATTACTTACAGGTGGGGCTAATAATGAGACAGCAATTTTATCTACTGTAGACTGCGTGATAGGAAGGCTTCTTTTCCCTTTTGTTGTATTATAAAAATATTGGGTAATATGGGCAGTAATATATTGTAGTGCTAGTAGCCTTTTTGCGTTATTTAACCTGCCAAAATTTATATTTGAACAATAACAAGCTGCCTGATCCCAATTACCCTGTAATATTAATTCTGGAAAAGTTACAGGGTTGTTGAATTCAGGAAAAAGAGAAATAAAAGCTTCATAATCAAATGTAAAAACACTTGCATAAGACATATTATTTATAGTTTCTAATTACTTCGTTTGTTAATTCCAATGGTACAGGCGCTTTTTCTGTATCGATAATTGAAGCTCCTTTTGTTTGATTAATTTTTTTTAATCTTTCTGGGGTGATAGGTGAAAACTCATCTCTTTCAACTAAATCTTTTAAAACTTTTTCTTTTTTTTCTCCGCTTTTTGAGAAAGTAATTAAACCATTAGCAAATAATTGTCTAAATGTACTGTCTTGCCTTACTAAATCAAAATCTTCTCTTGATAAAACAGTTTCTATAATATTTCGAGTATTAACACCATTATTATCACGCATTGCAACATTTGCGCCGCCATTTATTTTAATTCTTTTTTTTACAGCTAATTGATTAAACCTAGGATTATTTTTGATAGATCCAGCTTCCATTATTAATGGCAATTGTTCATAAACACAAACTAAAAAAGAATGGGTTGCTGTGGAGTATACATGTATTTTTTCACTCATTTTTATCCCTCATTTTTTATATTGCCTAGCTATAATATATTATAGCTAGGCAAATATTTTTAAGCTGCATCTAATATTGATAAATTTTGTTTTTCATCAGTAGATGCTTGTGTGCCTTTAGAATTACCAAAGCCAGGTCCATTATCAGCAGTTGCAACAACAACTAATATAGGACGTTTTGCTTTAGTACCTGCTGTAGCCATACCATCTAATTCAATAAAACCATTAATTTCAGGTTTTACGCCGATAGTAAAAAATTCAGCAGGAACAGCTTGCAGCCATGTTTTACCGCCGTCTGTTGATCCGTCATCTTTAATGTGATCAGCATAGCAATATACAGCATTTAAGCCAGAAATACCATCTGTAAATTCAGGTGAATATTCAACACGACAATTTTTATAAGTTTTGTTAATCCATTCATTAACACTAATACCAATTCCGGGTTGTTCTGCTGGTCGATCCAAAGCTTGTTTAAAAGATGAAGGAATAGCAAGAATTATTTCATCTTTGTTAGGGTCAATATTACTACCAGACTGAACTAATAAAGTAGATGTTAAAAATATAATATCGTTAATTATCTCAATAAAAGTTTTATTATTCCAGTTAGAGTATCCAGAAACACCAGGAGCAAGAGTTACAGGAGCTGGTAAGCTAGGATCATTTAATATACCTGTCGTAGTATTAAGTCCGTTATTATAACCGTAAAAACAAATTTGGTTACGAAGAATTGCCAAGCCACGCATAACGCCAAGACGTTTGTTTGCAGTTACATTTTGCTTCATTTTTGCGTATGTTTCTTCTTCTTGCAAAAATGATTGCAAACCTAATGCGAAACGAACAATAGACATATAGCCAAAATTTAAGTTTTGACCGGTCAAGTTGTAATTAGAATAATCTTGGTACGGAGTAGGAGAACCAGATACTTCTAATTGAGTCAAAACAACTTGGTTATCCCATTGATCGCCAGTTACTGTGCGACCCACTAAAGCATCACCTTTCCTTGTTTTAGTAATATTAAGTATAAAACCCGGATCCCAAAATTGAGTAAATTGAACAGGAACGCCGATACTAGGAATAGTATTAGGAGCTTGTATAAACCCGTTCGTAGGAGCAACATCTTGTGCATAAAAATTAACACCAGGTTTTAATGCAGAATAAGCTCTTTCATTAATGTGGTATCCTAATTTTTTTTGTGCATTTAATTTATCTGAAAAATCAGCTGAATCAGTTGCACTTGCAAAATCAAAACAATTTAATTTTGGAGCATTTTCTAAAGAAATTAATTCTGATGCTTTTTTTGCTGATATAAAACTTTTTGGTATTGGATCGTAGATTATTCCTGTTTGTTGTTGATTCATTTAACGCCTCTTTATTTTTATTTTTAAGTTATTTACAAAATATTTTTTTATTTTATTGTTTTTTCTTTTGTACTTAATCCTGTAGGAGAATAATAAGCTGCGACAGTATTATTAATATTAATAATACATTCAGTTGGCCCAGATCCAGTCGGATTATTAAAATATTTAATTTCAGCATTACAAGGGGTTTGGGTCGCAGTAGGCGCTGTAAATCTAGGTATAGATGACAATTGCCCTGTTGTATTATTCATTACTATTAAATCTCCAATATTTGCTGGAAAATTTGATATAGTAACCGCAACATCGCCTTGCGTAGCCAAAGTAGCCGTAGATCCGTTTGGTAATTTCATTGTTGGTGCTAATGGGTTAAAAGCCGTACCAAAAGAAACATGATCATCTTTATTTACTAAAATACCTGCAAAAGGATCGGGGCTTGTTAAATAATTTGGATTTCCAGCTTGAACTGTTCCATTTTGATTTTTTACATTAGTATAGCCTGTTGATCCAATAACATTATCAACTGCGTCTCCAGCTAAATTTATTGACCAAAGTAAATAACTATAAGCAGTCATTGGTGCTGTTGAAAATTTACTACCAGGAAATGCGGTAGGCTGAAAAGTATTTACCTTTAATTGACCTGAAAAACTCATATTATTTGCCTCCAAATAGAGAATCTATTTCTGTTTGATATTTATTAGAAACTGCAGAATCCATAGCAGCAGTAGAACTTTCTAAAGAACGAGCTGGAATAGCTTGTAAATAAGCGTCTAATGCTATTTCTTCTGCGCCCTTAGGGACGTTTTTAATTTTTAATTCTTTAATACCTTTATTAAGAACATCTAAAAAGCTCATTGAATCTGTTGCAAAATGCCCAATATGCTGTTCTAACCTTTTTGCAAAAGATTCTTTTTTTGTAAAATCTTGTTTGCTTTTCATAATTGCTTCGCTTACTTGCTTATCAACAAGATTTTTTAATTCAGCAGAGTCCATAGCTTTATAAGCTCCGCTATCTTTTGACTTAGTCATTTCTGAAGATTCATCTTTAGCGATTTCTTTTTCTGCTTTTTTCATTTCTTTTTCATCTTCTTTCATATCTTCGTCTTTTACTATAACTTCTTCAGCATCTAATGTTGCTTCTTTTTTCTCCATAGAAACAATTTTTAACAAAAGATCTATTGCTTTATCTAATTTTTCTTCTATTGTTTTGCTTGTATTAAGTTCAACATCGTCAGTTTTTTCGCCTTCATTTTCTTCAGCTAAAATTTTGACTTCAACGACTTCTTCTTGTTTTTGTTCTTCTTTATCGTTTAACATCTTTTTCTCCAATCCTGTAATTGAATCACAGGAAAAGTTTATATAATCCCAGACAGCTATTTTATTTTTAACTTCCCCATTTTTACTATCTAAAGCAAAGTCAAGGCAGTCTAAACTAATAGCAACATCTGACCCATTTCTACCTACATCAACAATTGCCTCATGGTTTAATTTTATGTTTTTTTGTCTAACCTTATAAGGTATGCCATTAAAAACACCCGATGAGAGCACATAAATACAGCGGTAACCAGCAGATAACTGCCTTTTACCAGAATCAATTAAATCTTTAAATTTTTTTGTATAACCTGTTATTCCGTTTCTTATATATTCGCCATCAAAATATGGCTTATCAGCTGAAACTCCTTCTATCTGGACATCGTCTGGTAATGTAAGTCCGTCTTTAAAACCAACCATTGTGTGATCGTTAAATAATGGTTTGCGTTTAAAAGACTCAATACATTCTTCTTTACTTAATTCTTCAGCTGACCTATATACATTTACAATTTCGTTTTCATCAAAAGGATATGAACCGTCTTCTAGTCGTATTTGAGATCCAGAATAAGGAAAAACGCCAACTTTTATAAGCGGAACATTTTCAAATTCTAAATACCCATTAATATCTTCTTTAAATGCCACTTTAAGCCTTTATTATTGTTTTAATTTATTGTAGGCATTTTAAAACAATATTGCAAGTTTTTATTAAAATATTAATCATTATTATACTCAATAACTGGCAACATAATACACTTGCAATTCTTGCTTATTATGTTTGCAGATGATACACTATACCAGCCATTATAACTTTGCATTGTATAAACATGACCGCTAAATACACTCTTGATTTTTTGACTTACTCTAAAGAGATTCTTGAAGCTGGAGAATCTATTAGGAAATTTGCAGCTAAACATGGGTGCAGCCCTGGAAGGCTCTCTCAGGCTCTTTATAAATTCATCGGGTACAAAATTCCTATCACTAGGAAAGTCGACTATATAAACTCGAATAAAACTAACATCGTCACAAGTTATGAAAAAGGTGAAAGCATTCTTAGTATTTCTAAGAGGTACAATATTAGTAGAAGTTCCATACTGAATATCATTAAAGAGTTCGGAATCCTGATCAGGGATAGCAGCAAGGCTACTAAAATCAGAATGTCTAAACTTACCACCGACGAAAGAAAAAAACTTTCCGAAATGGCTAGGAAAGCTAGGCTTAAAAACCTTGGAATTAAAGCTAGGGATAAAATCATTAGTTATGATATCGGAGAGTGCGAGAACGAACTTTTCAATCTGCTTCTCACTCATGGATTCAATCCAATTCGGCAAAATATTATCGGGGCTTATAGCGTCGACATCCGTTTCAGGAATGTAGCCGTGGAAGTTAAAATCAGAACTAAGAAGTCTCTTAGCGTTGAAAGTAATATGGAGAGAATTAAAAGTATCTTTAAAAGTGACCTTATCCCGTGTTACTTTATTACTAACAGCAAAATCGTTGTTGAAATTATCCCCGATCAAATAATCGCTCTCCTTGATTTCGTTAGCAGGCAACCACCCCCTAAGGGTCAGTATTGGGTGATTCGGTGTACACTGGAAGACATGCCCTCCGCTCAAGATTATATTAATAATATCTCCACTATAAAAGTGCCTCCACAAATCAACACAACCATTAGCAAGAGATATTTCTGTTGATCCAACAAAGCAATTAATAGCCTGTGAAGGGAAACCACGTACGCCTGTTTTTTTATCAATTATAGGTGGGTTATCTATATTATATATTTTACCATTCATCGCAATATGATCTTCCCTTGGATGTTGTCCTCCGCCGCTATGAACCCACTCAAACTTTTTTTGCCCTATTTCTTTCATTCTTTGAATATTAATACTTGTAAAAACTTTTCTTGTTTGATCTAAAGCTACATTTTTAGCTTTATTATGATGCGTTTTATATTGTTTTTTTAAGAAACCTTGAATTTCGGGTACCAAATCTTTTAAGCCTTTACCGGTTGTTATAGATCTATAAACAGCTTTTTCAACATTAGTTAAATAATTTTCTCCTATTGTTTTTATTAAAGCTACATTTTCTTCAATATTAGCTTTCATTATTTGTTTTAAATTTTGGCTAATATTTGAAGTTTTTATTGTTACAGCACCCGTTAATTTTTTTAGGCTACTATGTAAAGATGCTTTACTAAGTTTTTCTGCTTCTTTTACCATCCTTGTTGAAAAAAGAATACTTTTTTTATCAAGCCACGGCATAACTCTATTCATTAATTTATTCATAAATATTCTTGATTGGCTGGATATCGCTTCATCCATTGCAATTGATTGGCTTTCAAAAAAATCTTCTGAAACGTCAGAATTAAAAAACTTGATCACTGATTTTTCAACATATTCCATTAATGGATCTATAATGCTTTGAACCTTTTTAATATAATAAGTTTTAAAGCCGGCGTTATAATTTAAAGGAGAACCTTTAAGTATAGTATTTTTTCTACTACTTAACCGATCTCTTTTTTTTTTAGAAATAGAAATTTCTTTTCTCTTCATATTTTTATTTATAAATTATTATTTAAACTTAATTCTTCAAGCTCTTCAATTTCATTTTTCCCTTCGTTTCCATTTTGATTATTTAATTCTTCGTTTTCTTGTTCTATCCCATTAAACCCACTATTAGGGTTATTAATTAAACGTTTTCTTGCTTCATCCGGCATTATAATTCCAGTATTTACTAAAACAGAATCTGTCTCAGCATCTATCTTATTAATTTCTGCTTGTTCTTTTGAAGTTAGCTCATCTAAAGGATTCCATTTAATATCAACAGAAAATTCTTTAACTTCAAACTCTGGTAATATTTCTGATTTTATTATTAGTAAGTGGTGCCTATGTAAAACAGGATTGCATCTTAAAACTCTTAAATCTGTTAAATATTCTTTATAACTATTTTCACTATAAGATCCTGAAGATTGGAAACCTGTGGGCTCTGAACCCATAAGTTTTACTGCCGGGACATTAGCAGAAGCGGCAACAAGTTGATAATTATTCATAATTACTTTATCAACATCAGATAAAGCTGTATCTATATGCTGTATATCATCAGACTCTTTATCAACAACATGATAAGAGTAATTATTAAGCGTATTAGCTATAAACTGTAAATTTGCTTGAAAATCTGCTTGATTTTGAACAGCTAGCTTTAAATCTGTTTTATATATTTTAGCTCTTTTAGATAACATTAATTTTGATGCGTCATTTGCGCAGTATTCTGCTTGATAAACTCTTTCAAATATTTGTTGCGTTTTAGGTACCCCCCCATAATAATAAGTTGGTTTTAAAACATCAGGAACTTTGTTTGTTGTTATAATAACAAGATGAGATCGATGATATCTTTTACCGGCTATAGTCCAATAAGTAGGGTTATAGAAATTTAAACTACCAGGATTAGTTACATCTTCAGATTCAAGAGAAGGGGTACACCAATACGGATCAACTTGTTTTATTCCTTTATAAGACCCGGGTGTAATTCCATCAATATTAAATATTTTTTCATAATATTTTGGATCTTTGCTTTCAACAATAAAAAGACATAGTCTAATTCCAAAAATATCACAATTTCTAACTACTTCTACTAATTGCCTATGTATATCAAATTTTTTATCAAAATCTTTTAATTTATTTAGCGCTTCTAAAGGTACTTCTTTCCCATCATTAACTGTTATTTCGTAACCATTTCGCACACAATCTTGGGCTGGAATACTACAAGCTTTATCAATTAGCCAATGTTGCGATAATATTGCGCAAGCTTGCCAGCCTATAAATGATTGTTTTGCAAAAAAATTAAACTCTTGAATTGAGTAACCTATTTGATTATTTTGCATACTTGCAAAACTATTTTGATTTTGTATATTAATATTTTGTTCCAATGAAAGTGCAATAGTCTTATCTCTAGAGTCCATTGCGACAACAAGACCATCTTTATTCTTTATATTAATTGGTTGTATATCATTACTTGCGTTTCTTCTAAAATTGTTATTAATAGCTATAGCTAATAACTTCTCTCTTGTTTTTTCTTCTAATTCATTGTTATTAAAAAAATCTTCTTGTTTTGTTTTGTCGTTAAAAAACGCAGAAAAAACCTGTTCATTTCTTTTTTCAATTTCATTTTTTTCAGGAATTTTACTTTTAATTTTAGATTTAAAAATTGATTTTATTTTTTTTATTATTTTCATTTTTTTATTTACCATTTTGCATTTGCCCAATAAGGAAGTTCTTTACCTTTTGCAAAAGCCATCATCAAAGCATCGGACAAATTTGGCGATTTTGTACTATTAGGCTTTTTATCAATTATAAATTTACCTTCTGGTGTCTGTATTGCAACAGGCTGAGAAATTTCTCTTACAAGTTTTAAGTGTAAATTTGAAGATGAGCTAATTGAAATAATATTCCCCTCTTCAAAACTTTCTCCATTTACTACTGCTTTATATGTATTTTCAAACCTTCTTCTTAAATCAAAATAAGCTTGCGCCTTCCTGTTTTTATAATAATCTTTGTTTTTTCTTGATATAGATTTTTGCATAGAATTAATAGTGCTTTTATCAGGAAAAACTTCTTTCTCAGGATCTATAATAGCACCAGAACCTCTAAAAGGCTCGAAAATTAATTGAGAGTCTTTAGGTCTTTTTTTATTTATTTCTTCTGCGTCACCTCTAGCTCCTGCTCCAAGCCCGTCACTATCAAATATTATTTTTTCGTAACCTTCTCTATCTGATATTTCAAATGCTTTTTCTACCGTTTTAAATAAGTTACTACCAACGCCAGACCACTCTTCAAGGTATTCTACCAAGAATCCATATATACCACATATTGCATTTTTGTCTATACCTTCGTCGGCTAAATCTAACGCAGCCCACCTTGACCCGCTTGGTTGTATATTTAATTTAATATGCGCATCTATGGATGCTTTTACCCATTCAGTAGGTATTAGTATACCTTCAGCAGAAGCATCTAAATCCATATCAAGTTCTTGCGCTTTAATCACTGGGTTATCAATTTTTTCTACTTCTCTTTTATACCATTCTTCATTTTTTCTTGGATCATCAGTCCACGGAAATTCAAAAAGCCTTTCTTTTTCTGATTCTTGTGGAGATTCTTTAATTGCTAAAATTTTTTTTGCGAACTCATTCGCACTACCTCTTACTGTAGACCCAAATATTTTTGTATTCGTTGCAGAAACTAAAGAGCTTTCCATCGAAGAAGCAACAGAAGGTTCAAAAGCAGCGTGTTCATCAATATGAATCCAACTATAACGACTGCCTCGGAATGGCATATTTCCGCCATCCCCCATAATTAATGAAGAGCTTTTATTAAAACTAATTTGCATTAATTTTGAGTTTTTACCTTGCTCCCAATTATTTGAAAATTCACGAGGTACGTTTTCAATAAAAGATCTGCATTTTCCTAAAATTGAATCTGTACTTCCTATCTTATCTATATAAGATGATTTATAAGATGTTATTCCAGCTTTGAAGCCTTCATTAAACATACACATTGACGAATCTAATGCAGCTAATTGACTAGTAAACCCTATCTCTCTCGTCTTTACAAAAACGCCGTCTAGTTCATTTTCTAATAAATAAATTTGCCAATTTATAGCTTGTATTTGCCTGGGGAATAAAATAAAAGGTAATAATGTCGAACTTCCTTTATTAACGCTTCGAGGATCTATTGTTGTTCCCCAGTCAATAATAAACCTAGCTATATTTTTTCTATAAAAAGCTTTTAAATTTGGGAAAGTAGAAGGCCTTGTTTTTGAAAGTTTCCTTAAATATTCTATTCTTTCAAAACGATCAACAAATATTTTTCCGTATTCTGGATTTTTAAAGTCAAAATTATTTTCAATCATTATTTATTTTTTATTGCTGCATTTATACAGCTAGAGGCTAACTTTGATAATTCACAGACAATTTCTGGTTGAGATAAAATTGAGCAGCCAGAAAATAAGAAACAAAATGGGATTATTAATAATAATTTTTTCATTTTTTAATACTAGAATATTCGTAAATATTTGTCTGTAATTTTAGCTTAGATTGTATTGTTGAAAATGCAAATGCAAGGCTTACTGAAATAAAAAAAAATAAACTATGTTTTGCTGCTAATTTTATTACACTCACTTTTATTCTCCTTTTGTTGATTTTTCTGCTATTTTTGTGAAAATTTTTGCTGCTAAACCAAAAACAAGAATTAAACCATTCTGTTCTTGATCATTTATAAAAACTTTGTGCATTTCTAAAAAAACACTAATGTATAAACAAAGATTACCGGCAGATCTCCATTCTTTAGCTTCTATTGATTTGTATATTTTAATTATTTTATTTATAAAGTTCATTTTTAACTATCTGTTTGCATTTTAGATACTATTAAAAACCCGCCCACTCCTGACACAGGTTTCGAATAAACGTTAGTACCTCCCGATGTTAAAAATACATTTCCATAGTAGCTAAAGATACTATTATTACCCGCAACGCTTTGGATTGGCACAAAAGCAGCTGAACCAGTGGCGTTTGCACTAATTGAATTGTAGGTTGCAAGCAATACAGAGCTAGAGCCTAAGTAAATCATAGGATTGGCGATTTGAGCGACACCACCTAAGCTGGTTACACTGCAATTATTTAAACTTAAATTAAAACTTGCACCAAGTTGAATCATGGCGTTTGTTCCACCGCCTCCAATCGGAGCCCCTTGGATTAAGCTTTGGCTAAATACAGCAATAATGGATTTATTATTTGACCCTGTAAAATTTAAAACTATTCCTGTTGACGAAAAAGTACTATTAATAGCAGAATAAATAGCAACATTATTGCTGTTTGCGATTAAAGCAGCTCCGTTTGTGCTGGTTGCTTGGCTGTTTCTAAAATCCCATAATTCTCCACGATTAAATCGCATAGCGACCCCTGTACCAAGCACATTGATTGACGAGTTATTTATATAAAGTCGACTGCTATCCGCAACATTCATAACGATACCATCGATATTTATGTTGTTGCTGATCAATACATCATTTAAGCTTAAAAAAAGATTAGAAGCGGTATAAGATATTGCGTAAGTTTCCAACCCAGTCCTAGCGGTTAAAGTAATGTTTGAAATTGAGACGCCATTATCGACATAATCCCCCGCATTACTTCCAGTTGTTGTTATTGAGATGCTTGGGAATTTAACTGCTTTTGGTTGTGATGAGGGAGCTTCCATGCCGATAATATCAACCCTTTGTTTATTTATAACGATATTTTCAGTATAGGTTCCGGGCGCAACATAAATTGTTACATTTGTTGCATTGTTGACAGGAATCAAGGAAATTACTTTATTCACAGTTGAATAAGGAGAAGATTGAGAACCGGTCGCAGTTGCATCATTACCCGTCGTCGAAACGTAATATACTTTTTCTAGTTGCTTAGTTGCTTGCCCTACTGTAGCTGAATCTGAAAGTAAAATGCCTGGTTTTAAATTATTAATTTGATAATTATTCAACGATACGTTTGCAATTGGTGCCGCAATATTATTTAAAGGAGTTTCGGCCGGCAGGTATCCCTGCAATTGACCTACTGTAGCTGCGTCCCCAGTACTTATCCCTTTAGCTAGATTTGTTATTTTTTTTGAATTTAAAGATACATCATTTGTAGGTGCCGCAATAGAATTTAAAGGGGTTGTGGAAAGTAAAATATTTTGAGGCGTTGGGGCATCTGAAGTATTACCCACTAAAGCTTGGCCGGATAACAAAACCGGCGTTATCATGCGATAATCATTATCAAGATAAACAACTCCGTTTTTATTTGTGTTGTGATTAAAAGCCATTGGCTGTGTAGTATTTCCATCACCAATTTGTAGCCAGCTTTGCCCATCAACAGTTTTTATCGACAAATATTCAGAAAATAATCCGGTTTCAGAATCTATTATTCCTAAAGACCCATTATCTTTATTCCAGACTCCCAATGTAATATCCGTGTCTTTATTTTTCAAAATTAAACTAGCATTAATTTCAACATTTTCATTTGCGATTAATTTTATTTCATTTTGTGAAGTTGCAATAAGATCATGATTGTCATCAGTGCTCAAAGTTGATTGTGCAGTTTGATCGGCGCTTTGTAATTTTAAACTTGTTCCGTTTTTAATTAATAAATTTGAATCAAACGTATAATTTGTTGGCCCCGTAAAATTTAAATTGCCTAGGTCATCTAAAGAAACACGAGTACTACTACTATTTGTTGAATTTTGAAAATTAATATTAGAACCATAACCTAATAAAAAACTTCCGGGAGACGCTCCGTCATCGCCAGTTATAATTGTATTATTTGATGATATTGACATTGCAGGAACAAGGCCTCCAAGTAATTTTTTTGAAATAGACCCAAAATATGTATTTGTAGGATCTGTTAATAAAATTGGGGCATCATACTTATAATTATTAGCCCCTAAATTATTTAAATTTCCTGAAGCATCTAAATTTGTTGTTGCTAATTTTGTATTGTTTGGATTAAAATATCTTGTTTTTTTGCCAGCTAACATTGTTACGTCATCACTAAATACAGCCCCTTTTTCTGCAACAATTGCACCCGCTGTAGTAATTGTTCCAATGCTTCCGTTTTCGCCTGTTACTTCTAAATTTCCTTGATTATTTTTTAATTTAACTTTACTAGTATCTGTACTATCAGACAATATTACTGATGATCCTGTATCAACTTGTACACCGTTCATTGGCGAATTCAAATAAGGCGAAAAATGCCAGATATAATTATTATCTAAATACTGATATATTTTTCCAATTAAATTAGCTGAAGTAAAAGTTAATCCAGTTCCATATGTAAAATGCATATCGCTTGTTGGTCCAATCGATACATAAGGTCCACCACTAATACTTCCTGCTGGCGGAACACCAAAAGCTTGCTGATAAGCAAGTAAAGATCCTGTTGTACAAGTTGGGCATGAAATATTATAACCTCCAGTAACTTCTGTTGAAACAATAGGTGTTGAAGCAGTTACAATTGTTGATCCACCACCGCCTCCATTAGGAGGATAAACTTTTAAAGCAGTAAGTGGAGCGATTAATTCTGAAACAGGAATAGAAAATAAAACTGAAGGAATTAAAAATATAGAAACTGTTAAATATTTTAATAAATTACGCATAGGAACTCTTATTTATTTTTTAAGTAAGGATGAAACAGGGCTACCCATGATCCATTGAGAAGTTGAAATTAAAGCAGCTCCAGAATATTCTAAAGTTTGAGTATAATATGTAGGAACTCTTGTTTGCTTGGACACAGCAATTACTGTATCAGATATTAAATTTGGACCATTGTAGTTAAAAGAATGTACTACTGAGTCTAGATCAATTTGTGTTGCATCAGGTACGCTTACTACAATTGAATTTGCAAACGCAAAGCAGGGAATACATAAAAACATAATTTTTATTTTTTTATATAATTTCATTTTTTTACCTTGTTTTTAGATTTTGTTATTTCTATTTTTTTACCGCCATTCATGACTGATTGATAATGAATAGCAGATTCTTTTGCGCTAATATTTTCATTTAATTTTAGAGCCTCCCCTTCTTCATCGCTATCTTCAATTTTCTTATTAGCTGTTTCTTGCCATCTTCCACGGCATTTTAAAATAAACATGTTAGAAACAGGATCTGGGGGGTATATCCAATCACCTAGAACTTTAGAAATCTTTCCATTTTCATCTACAATTTGTTTGGGTGGTTTTCTGATTCCGTTTGCACGAATCATCAAATTTGATGCGCATGCATAAATAACACTTGGCGTACCAGCAGATAGTTCCGTTTTAAATTTATTTTTTAAAGTAGTTTCTGAAACGCCAATGATCAAGGCAATTTGCTGTTGAGTAAGACCAAAACCAGCCATTTGCTTAACTTGCGTAGCAACATTATCGCCAAATTGTATGCGGGGCTTTCCCGGAGATCTTTTGGCTTCTTTTATTATTTTTTTAGCCATAACGTAAAATGTAACATCCTTTTTAAAATGTTGCAACAATCTATAAAATAAACTAATAAACTTTTACTAATTCCTACTAATATTAGTAGTATATATTTTATACTAAATAGAACTATATTATTTTAAAAAAGTAAAGCAATTTATTATCATTTATTTTAAATAATTACTTTACTTTTTATTAAGTTATAGTATACTTACTTTACTAAATAAGTAAAAATTAACTAAAAAAAGAGAATATAGAATGATAAAACTAGAAAAACTAAAAGGCGAAATAGGATATAGATTATTAATTAACGGTATAGATGTTAGACCAGAAATTTGCTACAACGAATATCAGTTTGCAGCAATTGGTAAAAACGCAAACGGTTTACGTTTTAATCAAGCTGAAGAATTAGAATTAGAAAAACAATCTAATGGTGATTATATCGTTACAAACTTATCAAAATTTGACGACTTTATAGCAACTCCGCCTTCAAAAGGCCCTTTTTCAATCTGGGGTGCTAGTGAAACTGGGGAGGTTATAAATTATGTATAAGATTAATAAAAAGTTTAAACCTACGTGGCTTTTTGCTCAAAAAATACCAGATGGGTTTGAATTATTAGGATTAATTACGCGCGATGGGTGGGATAGTGGATTATTAATACAAGACCAGAGAACTAAAATATTTATGCAATTAAATCATACTTCTTTGCGTAGTCTTGATCAAAGTGTAGTAAAAAGTATTTTAGATTGTTGTGCTGGATTAACTAAACGTGATAGCGCTTAAATTTGAATTTACTTCAACGGAGAATATAAAATGAAAATTGAACTACAAAAAAATAACGAAATAGCTGTATCATTATTTTTAATTGAATTTGGTCATACACCAATTTTAATAGCAAAATCAAATAATTTTGATAAAGAAATAATGAAGCAAATAATCAAGCAATTTTACGTTAAAAATTTTAAAGGTGGCCTTTTTAAAATGTACTCAAATTTTGGCTTTAAAAATGAAAAATATTTAGCCAAGTTTTATTGCCTTACCGAAGAATTTATTTCAAGCCCAAAATTAAACGAATTTGATTTTAAATATTATGAAAAAGAAAAAAGCATTTGCTGTATTGTTTAAATATAAAATAAATAGCAGATAAATACAAACTGGCTAGACTAATTAAAACGGAGAGATAAAATGAAAAGATTTAAAATAAGTAATATTTGCACAAAATACAATCTTGTTTTTTTTGAGGCTGAACAAGAAGCAAAAATATATTTTAATAAATACAATCTGGGGGCTTTTGGATTATCAATTGTTGAGCTGAATCCCAACGACTTTAACACATTTGTTGGTGATAATTGGTTAAAAAGTGAATCAGAATATGAAGGGAAATTAACCGCACTTTTAATGAAAGAATATTTAGGGGAATTACAAAAAATTATAGCTAAACATGAAGACTAGATTAAAATTTTACAACTGAATATGAAACTTAAAAATTAACAAGGAGGTTACAAAATGAGTATTAAACTAAGTAAAGTTCAATATAAAAAACGTGGTCATAAAATCGAAGCTATTTATCCAGAATTTAGAATTTTTGGACTTAGCTTTTATAAAAAATAAGGAGGATAAAATGAAAATAGAAAATTTAAATTTTAAATTTAGGACTTATAATAAAAAATTAACAATAGTAGCAGATATAAAACAAGGGGGTGAAAGTTGGATCTGTATAGAATTAAAAACAATAAATTCATATGAAATTAGATTATCCGACGGATTTGGACAGCCTGCAAAAGGGGTTTCTGGAACGACTTTATCTTTAAAAGAATTAAAAATATGGATTGAAAAAAATTGTAAAATAAAATCTGTAAAAAGAAAAATAATACCTGTTTTAATATAGTAATTTATAAATAAGTTATAAAATAAAAACATAAGTCATATCAACTAGGAGTACTAAAATGAACGGGCTAGACATAAAAAAAATAAGGGAATCTTTAGACGTAACACAAGCACAATTTGCTTATTATATTGGAAAAACAGTAACGACAATAACATTATATGAAGCAAATAAACTTAAACCAACTAAAAAATCTATAGAAAAGATAATGCAAGCAGCAAATATTATTAATGAACATAAAAAGCAATTTCTTAGATTTAAATCTGATTTAAGAATGGTTGCTAAAAATAAAGGATACGACAAAGGAGCTAACCTTTTCATTATGGAATTACTAGACACAAAAATATAACAATATAATACGATAAAGTACTTTACTTTGTGTTATTTGTACTTTATAATATTTTTTTAATTATAAATGGAGGTTTAACAGTTATGGAAATACGTTCAAATATCAGTTTCACTGAGCAAGTAAATATCCTAGTTAATTCAATATCTGTATTTAAAGATTTAGAGTAAACAGAAATAGAAAACTTTTTAAATAAAATAAATGAAGAGTTTTTTGGTTGGAAATTAAAAAAACAAGGAGTAGATTATGGAAAATAAAGAAAAAGAAGATTATAGAGTAACTAAGCTAAAATCAATTATCTCTGCGGGTGATTTTGATCTCGCCCTAAGCTACGCATCACAATTTAAAATTTTTACTAAAAAACTAAAATTTGCAGAAAAAGCAAATTCAGCAAATAAAAACCCTGCTTTTTATAAGCAGCTTGGCGTGGATATACAAGATCTAAACAAAGAAGCCGTTAACGAACTTAAAAAGGTGTTTGTTGAGCAATAGAATTTACAAAGACCTTTTAAAACTTAAAGAAAAATACAAGGACAGATTGTTGGAGCTTGACCGGCTTATAGAAATAGGCGATCCAAATTGCAATATAATTGATTGCCATATAGAATTCCAAAAATTTTTACAAAGAACACAGGAGGATATGAAAAATGAAACTAACGCTTGAGCAGATTTTAGAAGAGTTAAAAGGCTATAATTTTGTTTGCATTACCAATCCCGATTACTTCATTCCCTTTAAAACGGTAGAGCTTTGTTTTCCTTTAAATAAGCCGATTTTAGATGAAAATAAAGAGGATTGGATCTATGAGAGGGGTACAAAATACTTTCAGATCCCCGAATTTTTATTAGACTACTCCGGAGACTGGCGCAATTCGCTGAGGTCGAGGGGGGATATTAAGCCTTCTATTGTTTACGTAACAGAGAAAGACTATTTAGTTGGTCGTAATTTAGAATGCGGATATGACAGCTACGAATGCCCGAATTGTGAATGCGACGAGCTTAAAAAACCACATAGCGAATATGACGGATTTGGAACAAAGTTCTGCCCTGATTGCGGCATAAAACTAAATTGGGTTGATTAAATGTCAAGTAATATGTTTTCTTTAAATCAAGTTTCAAGCTTAGAATCACAATTCCCTTGTTGCGGTAGAGAATTAGAAATAGAAAGAGACCAAAGAATAGCAATAGATCATATTAGGCGTTGCTCGCATTGCAACAAAGAATTTATATTCGAAGAGCTGCTTGACAAGGTTAAATCTGTAACAGAAAAAGAAAAGGCTGTAATTTTAATTCCTTATAATGAAGTTTACGAGCCCGCGCCATTTGAAGATCTATATAACGAACAGGATACCCGGCATTTTATTTGAAACAAAAACAGGAGAAAATGTAAAAACTTAAAGATTTCATTTATAAATAACGGTATTTTATTTAACAACAAAAGCCTTAAGCGGGTAGAATACCAAAGAATTTCTATATCCCCCCTCTTTCGTTGCATGAATAGGCGTCACTCCATGAATATTTTTCCATGCGGGATAAACTAGAATTGAATTGTTAGCGGAATCCATTGTGGCATTATAATCAGGAACATGAAGGTTTCCACCTGTTGCATTCATCTTTTTAGTTATAATTACATTTACAGCCCCAACAATATTACCAGCGTCTCTGTGAAAAGGTGCTGAAATATTATAATTAGAAATTGAACTAGTAAACAAACGTCCAAACCTCCACTCTTTCGGAACTTTTTCAAATAGTTTCATTTGTTTTTCAAATTGTTCTGGAAATATTTCTTTGATTAATTCTTCACTTTCTTTTGCAAGCAACAGCATAGCTTGCACAAACGTTTTGGCCGATGGAATCTGATGTATACTGGATCGTGTTAAATAATTCCTTCTAAGATGAGCTTTAGGTGGTATACTGCCTAAAATCGCCGAATACTGAGCTACCTGATTTTTATATCTCCATTGTTGTTTCTCGTCATCCCAGCCATCGTTATGTTTTCGAAGCATTTTTGTTTTTGGTACATTCTTGCTTCTTAATTCTTTATTTGCTAAATCTGCCAAGTCAATCATTTTTTTTGGCATCTTTTTTATATAAAAACCGACCAAAACGCCGTCTTCATAAAACATACAATCTTCTGTTATGTTTGGCTCAATATCAGGGCATTGCTGCCCCATTTTTACATTGTTTCCAACTTTTATTAAATCTATTTTTTTCAAAGAACTACCTTTTTAATTTATTAATATTTCCTTCCACATTTTGTTTTCATATTTTGTTGGTAAAAGATTGCTTTTTAATGGTTGTTTTCTTAGCGATAAAACAAGCTGTTCTTCATTTTCCACAGCATAACAATTAACCCCTTTCTTATATACACTTCCTTCAACATTACACCAATTTTCATGCAAAATTAAAGTACAATCGTGGTACTCGGCCTCTAAAAATGTATATTGAGTCCCGCCTCCATCTTTTTTTATTGTTGACAAATCAATAAGAAATTTTGTTTGCGCATATAAAAGACTAATTTCTTCTAAATTTTTAGAGTAATATCCTTTGTAATACTGATCAAAACCTAATTGCTTCAATTTATGAAAATAGTAAATATGATTCTTATAACCATAAATTTCTATATCAGCCCCAATGTTATTAGCTTTGCAAATTATATCAATATTCTTGTCAAAATCTACCCTGGAAAGTGATCTATTAAAAGACTTTATGGCTTCTTGTTTCCTGTATTTAAAAAATGGATGTTTTAAAAATTTATTTTTTATGCCAATTTTATTTAACAATAAATGAACAGTCTCCCTTATTGTTATAACATTATTTTTTTTACAAAAATTTATTATTTCAGGCGAGAGTTCTGTTGGGTCATGTATTATGATTGTTGCGGAATTAAAAAAATCAAGATATTTTGTATTGGCTTTATCTACAGCAAGAATTATCGGATTTTTAAATTTATCAATTATTGATGACTTGATGTTTTGATATTTTAAATCTCCATAAAATAAACCGCCACCGCCAAAAGTCTCTTTAACTTTTAGAATATGATTTGCACCAAGTATCTTTGCAAGATGATAAGAAAAAGAAACCCAGCCGCCATATTGGCTATTGCTTAAATAAATAAGGTTATTATTGAACATCTAACTTTTCTTTTTCTGACCTTAAATAATCTAAAAACATATATCCGATATAAGCATCTTTGCTTTTCCAAAATTGAACAAGATCATAAGCTTCTTTGTAATGCTCTAATTCAAAATCAATGACTATCGCCTTTCTTACTCCTTCTGACATTTCATTAGTTTTTTTGTTTAATTCATCTGCATTATCATCTAATATAGAATAATCAACCTCTTTGTTTTCTTGAAACAAACTATCAATTTCAAACTCACGAAAACCAGTGAAATCTAAGTCATATTCTAATTCTCTTAAAAGCTCTAACTCTTTTATCAATAAAGAATCGTCCCATCTTGAATATTGAGAAACTTTATTGTCTGCTATTCTAAACGCTTTAATTTGAGTTTCTGTTAAATCATCTACAATAAGGCAAGGCACTGCTTCATATGAAAGTTTTAAGGCGGCTAAAAAGCGAGTATGCCCGTTTATTATGTTGTAATTTTCATCAATAATAATTGGGGATCTAAAGCCAAATTCTTCTATGCTTTTTGCGACAGGATCTATCGCTGCAATATTATTGCGGGGATTGTTTTCATACGGCTTTAATTCTGTTGGGTTAATTAATATAATTTCCGGTATTTTTTTCATTTTTATTTTTGTATGTTTTTTTTAGTTGAAATTAAAAATCTTTTACTATCAAAAGATCCAAACCTTCTTTCTAAGTGTTTAATACACCCTTCTTGTGTTTTTAAGCAAACAATATTTCTATTAACATCGCTTCTTAAAAAAGTTTTATTTTTTGAATCGTAAATCACATTCATTAAATAACCTATTTTTTTAAATTTCTTTTGTTGGTTGGTATGTGCTTTCAGATAAATGAATAATTTTATAAAGAATATCTTCTATTGTTTTACCTGTTAAAAAAGTAGCTACCTCCTCTCTTTTATAAATACCAGAATAAATATTTTTTTCTTTATTAAAATTAATTTTTATAGATTTTTCAGACATTTTAATAATTTAAATTATTTTTATATATGTTAATTTTATAGTTTATGGATATTAACACGTTTTAATTTAATTAACAATCCTTTTAAAAAATACAGAATGTTCTTTTTTTTTTATCAATCAAAAATTACAGTTAAAAATATTATTAATTGTTTTTAACAACAAAATCTTTGTTTAACGTATTGATATAAATCATTTGATTTTTTTTAAATAAATTTGGATAAAGCATAACCTGATAAAATAGAAGCTGGAGTAGTACCCACCACTGTTAATATTCCAAAAATTATATTTGCGATATTAGACTCTGATTGATTAAATAAAACTGCTGAATTTTTTGATGCGCTTGATCCAAGCCCATAACTTGACATTGATTGTACAAACAAAAAAATTGCACCAAAAATAATTCTTAAAATATTTTGAAATTTTTCTGCTCCAAAATTTAAAATTATTTCACTCATTTTTTGAGCAAACATTTTAAAACAGTTATAATATAAATCTGAAAAACCATAACAAGCAGCTCCGCTAAGAACATAAGCTGTTATTTTTGTAAAAAGATTATCGTTAATTTTTTCAGAAACGACAGATGAGATAGAGGGGGTAAACGCAGCAATAACAACTAAACTTGATATGTAGCACAAAACGCTCATTAATTTTATAAAAAATCTTACTGCATTGTTTTGTTGCTCAAGAAACGCTTCATAATTAATAGATACTTGATTTCTAGCATCGCAAAAACCTGATAATGCTAAAAAACCTGATAATCCAGACATTATTGCTAATATTACATTTAACACGTCACTTGTTTGCCCTTTATTTAAACCTAACGAATCAAATATTAAATCGGCTGATTTAGCAGATAAAAAACCTAACGCAACACTTCCAATTGGGTTTAAAATTGATAATATTTTTTGTGTTTTATCTTTTTGTATTTCTACAGCAGCCCTTCCTCTGTTAGGAGCTTCCGGTAAAGAATTTAAAGAGATTATAGATACACTTGCCATACCTACCAATCCAAAACATAAACTCATTGGATCTGAAAAACCAAAAGATTTTGCGCTTGCATTTGCGCCAATAAATCCAGCCGAGCCTCCCAACAAAGA